TCGACAAAGGGACTAGAGTGCAGAAAAACGGCACATATTCTTGAGTCACTAGGATAGGGGCGTTCAGGTTGAAGGCTTTGATCTCGTCTAGCCACTCAAAACACAAGTCCTCGAATGCCATATCTGGCTTAAGTGTAATCGACCTTCCATCATCCTTGACTAAGTGCATCGGAGCGGTGAACCGAGTGCCCATATCTGAGTTAGAGCACGGGTTCATGATAAGTGGCTTAGGATCATTGCCGTGGAACACTAGCATTCGCTCAAGGCAGTTCGTGCCCATCACTACGTCGTCTGAGTGCATGAGAAGAAAGTCGAAGTCCTGGGTTATGAACTTGCGCAGTGCAAAGTCTAGTTTCTGGCTCGCGTTACCGACTCCCTTGTCATGGTGCAGATAAATCCGACTATCGTGTGGAACTTGTGGGGCGGTCTCAGCATCCGAGATCACAAAACAAGCCCAGTCCTTGTGCGTCTGTTCTTGAATGCCCATGAGCGCCAAGTCGAGATACTTTTGATTGCTAGATAGGTGATGCGTCAAAACTATGGCGACTTTCATACGATGATAATCTTTTCGTTTTTGCCCCACTGCGAGATCCCGCCAAGGCGCTGATCATCGTTCCCGTGTAGCTCTAGGCTCATGAACTTGATTCGGTTCCATGTCGGGGCGTCTAGGCTGTCTAAGACGCTATACTCAGAGCCTTCAATATCCATCTTGACGAAGCTAACGTCATCCATTCCGAAGTAGTCCATGGCCTGCTTCATCGTCTTAGACTGGCACTCGTAAACGGGTAGATATGGCTCGAACCGTTTGTCGTTGCATAGACTGATCGACCCGGATCCTGCATTCAAAGGATGCTGGTAAAGGGTGAGGCTTGAACCGTCTGAGCTGATCGCGTGGTTAACCGGCAAGATGTTTTCGAATCCGTTTAGCTTGATGTTCTCGCACAGGTTGTCAAAGTTATGCGGCATAGGCTCGTATGCGTAGATAAGCGTGTCAGGATAAAGGCAAGCGGTCCACATTGCCCACATGCCCACGCAAGCGCCCACGTCCATGATTCTATCGGCGTGGCTAAAGTCCCGTCCACCGATCCGAGTCAAGTCGTTGACCATGTCATGATATTGAAGGTGAAGCCCGCGGTCAGTGGGGAATGTAACCACCTTGATCTTTCGTTTGTTCGGGAAGTCGAATTCATAGCAGTCCTTAAGAATCTTGAGCCAAAAATCATGCGCGTTCACTGTTACCCAACTTTCTACGTCTGTGGGACGGATTTATCTGAGATCTTTGCTCATCTGATAACTCGTTGTCTATGATGTTCTGAATGAGATCAGCTTCAGAGTATCGAGTTCCGATGACTGCCATGATGCCGCCTGGGTCAAGGATGGACGTGTTTAGGCGGTAGTGGTTTAGCACCTTCGCGCAGTTCTCAGGGCTTTGCGAGTTTCGGTCCGTGTTTACATCGTCATGCAGCACGGCAGAATAATGCTGGCCTGTCTTATTCGCACCAATTCCGCTGGCTGTGATGCTCGCTTCTTTGAGGACTTTCGTGCGCTGAGCAATGGTGATGCTCGACTCTGCCCAGTTCGAGTCACTTCTGAACGTGCCGAAAACTTGGGTTATGAGTGGGCTTTCGAGGTGCCCTTTAATCTCGCGAATGAAGTTCTTAGAATTTCCATACGTTTCAGAGTCGATAAGTATGCGCTCATTCGGATCACGGATTAGAAGCCAGATTGAATAGGCTACGATACCTAGTGATGATTTTAACGCACCGCGTGGCATTACTATAAGCTTCCGCTTGGTATCCGCCTGGAGAGCGTCAATCATCTCGCCGTGAGTGTTGTAGGTGATATCCTTGTAGCCTAGAAGGTACTTCGCGGTCTTGAATAGTGAACCTTTGAACTCTGCTTGGATTGCTTGAATCAGGGCCTCGCGTTGAACGTCGACCGGCTTTCCTTTGAGAGGCTTTAGGATTTGCTCTATTCCGATTTGAGACAAGTCAGCACCTCAGCCAGCTTATTGACTTCCTCAGTCTTCACGTTCGCGTAAAGGTCGGTCTTCTGTTCAAGCTTATCAGCCATGTCGAGATGATTCTTCGATAGCCAAATGAGGAGTGTGCGATCGCCTTTTAGTGCATGCTGAAACATGGCCCTTCTAAGCGAAATACGCCCCATTCCCCTCTTTTTCCTGAAAATCTCCGCGAATGTTGTGCCATAATGCGATCTAACGCGGCGCTCGACTACATCAACTGAGCAATTAAACCATGCAGCAATTTCTTCGGCGGTTGCTTGAATGAAGCAAAGCTTTTCAAACTCTACCCAGTCGAGTTCTTTTTTTGGTCGTCCCATTTGAGCCATGTGCGAGTTCCCCCAGGATTATTCGCTGATACGTAAATTTTGACACACTTTGCCTCAATTGAGCAAGGGGGCTTAATTAAGTTAAGGGATTGTTATAGTATTAATAGTGGGGTCTCCAGGAAGGAACACGGTCTATTCGATATGACCGGCCTCCCCCATTAACTTGGCTGGCTGACTTGAATTCGAATCAAGATTGCCGGAGTCAAAGTCCGGAGTCCTACCGTTGGACGATCAGCCATCACTTCTCAGGGAACAGAGTAAAGGATCCGTCAATGCGAGGGATTCGGAACTTCATCGCGCTGGCTTTCACCTTCAGGCCTTGCTCTCTCATGTACTCGGACCATGCGCATTCGTGATAAATCCGGCGCGCAGGGTTGGCGAAGTAGATCCGATCGGCGTTGAAGTAGTAGAGGCATAAAGTCTCCATATCTCTCATGCTGGCGTGACACCAGAGGTCACTGAAGTCTCCGAGATCATGCAATCTTGCGTGATGCGTCGCATATACGTCGTCGCTTGTGAGTTCATTCGGGTCAAGCTGGCTGGTGAAGTCGATATCCAAACGGGTCATGATGATTCGGTCGTAGGTGCCAGAGCGTTGGGCCATCTGGAAGGCTTTGAGGCGTGACTCGTAGTAGTCCTTGATTCCAATGTCGTTGATATACTCGCCTTTCATTCCTGGCACGGTGACATAAGAGCGTTGAGATTCGACCATGATTTGAGTGGGCTGGTATGCCTTAGTGATGCCTTCAATGTCTGCTGGAGCGTTAGCGGCAATGAAGTCTACGCCCTTAAATTCATTCCAGTACGCGGGTACGTTCGATGAAACTTTGTCCCATGTGTGAATGAATATCGGACCTGGGGCTACTGAGTACATGTTTTTGAAAAAAGACTCGTGACACTTATCCCACGTTCTTGAGTGTCCTGCGAAGCAGTATGCAACTTTCATTCGATGCTCCATTGACTAGCCATTGCATTCGCGACGCCTTCATAGGTAACGCTTCGGAGTTTCCATCGATCAGCACTTGGAGGCATTCTGTGCACCTTGGCTTCGCGCCCTTCGACGATGTTTGTTGGGCTGAGCGGCGGAAGTCCTTTGAGCCAAAGACACGTTGCTTTCGTTTCAGGGTGTCCAAATTGCCAAGGCTGAATGATTTGATCCGGCTTTCTCCAAAGACTAGACATAATGCAGACCGGGTTTTCAATTGCAACTTTTGGAATGTGCGAAGAGCGCCGGACAATCTGCATGAAAAATGACACGGCTGATTGTTGGCGTCCATCTAGTCTTTTAGCTTCAAAGTGTCTTGAGCCTGAAACAGATAGGTGCGTACAAGGCGGGTGAAAGATTGCCAGATCCCACGGGTAATCAATCACGTCAAACAGGTCTCCGGTGTAGTGTGTCCTGGGGCATCTGTAGGGAGAAGGTCGCAACTCATAACCTCAACCCCCCCCCCCAGTTTCGTGAATGCGTCTCGTACTACTCCTGAGAACTCACACGCTATCAGTACTTTCATCTTATCCTATTTAAAAATTATGGCTGGCGAGGCAGGTCTCGAACCTGCAACCTCTCGGTTAACAGCCGAGCGCTTTGATCTACCAATTGAGCTACTCGCCAACGTGTTACAAGTGTCTCCTGAGTATGAGCACGGCGGCAACGAAAAATGAGAAGCGCAAGACCGAGACAATCATTTTTTACCTGCGTTTAAGTACAGGTTGAAACAAGCCTCAATAAGGTGGCGCCACGAGATCTCGTCTGTTCGTCGCTTCGCTTTCACCTTGGCTAGGAGTTCGCGATCGACCCAAGCTTGGAACAGTTCGGTATCGTTTTTTGCGTTTATTGCTTCGTTAAATTCTTTGATCGGGTCTAGTTTAGTTTTCATATCGACGCCTATACTAAATTTCAGTTTTCGACAGGTCAACACTGTTTGAGGTTATGGCGAGTCGAGCGGAGGCGCTGAGTGCAGAGGAAGCTTGTTTGTATGAGTCGGCAGCGCATGCCATGTATCTTTTGCACAGGTCACAGTCTCCTGCTTTGAATGCCTTCTCGGCGGCCTTAATGAAGTCGTCGCCGTTCTCACGGAATACGTCTGAAAGGAGCACTTGTTCGTTGAATGCGGCTAGGTTTTTCATGACCGTCTCCTTATCAAAGCTTTTGCTCTTTAATCACCACCGCATAACCAAGGTTTTGAATCTCCCTGAGTGCGCGGTCTGTCAGCGTGGTGGTTTCAGTTAGTCTTGCGAATGCCTTAGCGGTGTCGTTTACCGGGTAAACCTTTTTAACCCCGTAAACATGCTTGATCTCGACTACGACTTTCATTTTAGTATCTGTTTCGTTGTTCATACCTAAACTATATCAAAAATTATATGCGTTGTATATAGAATTCGGAGTATCAATTGTTAAGCTATTTCTAGGTTGCGTGGTAATCTATAGAGTTTTAAGATTTGTTAATGAAAGTTCAATGTCTCTACGATGCCCTAGTTGATATCAAGTCACTTAAACTAAATCCTTCTAACCGCAATCATCACAGTCGTGAGCAAATCGACCGCCTAGCTTTGATCCTAGACGCTCAGGGCTGGCGCTACCCGGTGAAGGTATCCAAGCAGTCCGGACTAGTCACCAGCGGGCACGGACGCATCGAGGCGGCGCGTGTGAACGGTTGGACACAGGTTCCGGTGAACTTTCAGGACTACGAATCGCCAGCTATCGAGTACGCGGATACTGTCGCGGACAATAGCATCGCGTCATGGTCAGAACTAGACCTCGCAGGCATTAACCTGGATATCGGAGATCTAGGCCCAGAATTCGATATTTCGCTCTTAGGAATAAAGAGTTTTGAGGTTGAGGTAGCTGATAAGGGCTTTGATGCGATTGAGGAGTGCCCGAAAGAAGACCGGGCGGCTAAGTTGTGCCCTCATTGTGGCGCGGCGCTCAATTAAAAAAGAAAAGCCTAACTCAGTTTTTGATTTACATCATCGCCGAGGCAGGCTTTAATTTTTCCACTTGAGATAGAAATCTTCGGTCAAAAGACCTGCTCAAACGATAGCATTAGTTTAACGTTCAGAGCAAAAGAATTTTTCTTCACAGGTCAAGCAGTGTTGTCCCTTCCGGCTTGTAAAACCCAGGGGCATGAGTCCTTCTCTGTTTTTCGTGGGGGGGAGGCAGAAAATTTGCTTTAGACGCCAAGCCAACGCGGTCAGAATTGTGCGAAGAGCACTCATCGTGTGAATGGGTCCCCGTTTCACGGCAGGATGCCAACAATGGACGGGAAGGGGCTAGCATGACCAAGCGGTTTAGAGTTGGTTTTCATATGTACAAGCCATTAAGGCGATCGACTACAACTTGAAATGCGCTCGTAGGTTCCTACTTAGCAGTCAACTCGTTTGACTTTTAAGCCGGTGCTTACGGGATAGGGAAGTAGAAGGCACAGCTTGTTCCGCACCATAAATCGCTGAGGGCGTAGGTAGGGGAAAGGTATTCTTTTGTCTGTCAAAAGGCATAAAAAAACCCGGATTACTTTTAATGTTGCCATCTTAGTATCCCGGGTCTATGTTCTTAAACGATTAATATAAAAACACAGTGGCTTCATAATGGACTAACCGTTCATAAAAATCCACACAAAAATTAACGCAGTACTTAGCAACCCGTGGGGGGATTGTTTGTGCCTCGAATTAACGTAGAAGACACGCTTTGGTGTGACGATAGGTTTTTAACTCTCATTGAAAAAGTTGGATCAAGGGCTACTGCGGTCGGTGCCGTAGTTTTAGCTTTTAGGTGTGCTCAGGGCTTTTGGATACCTGACAAAAAGGATGTTCCTAAGCCTGTCTTTATGCGGCTTCCTAATGCCGAAGACTTGATTTTTTGCAACCTAGCCAGAGTTTCACCGTGCCTTGATTTTGTTCATGTTTCTGGATCAGAGAAACAATTCAAATGGATCATCCAAAGAATTGAGGCCGCAAAATCAGGAAACGCGATAAGATGGGGGAATTCAGATCGCGACACTATCGCGACACTACCAGTAGACCTCGCGGAACTATCGCCTCTTCCTCTTCCTCCCTCTCTTTCTCTAAAAGAAGAAGAAGCAAAAACGAAAAAAAAGAAAGGAAGGAAGGAAGAGGGAAATTTACCGACAGAATCACTTGAGTCGGGAAAGAACCGGCAATGGGACGGAGTTTATCAGCCAGCGGTCGATGAGTGGCTCGACACTTTGAAGCACTTTAAAATATCTCGCCCCTTGATGCCCATGGAAGACATACGCATCGCTCGCAAGGTTCAGGCCGTTGGTCTTTGCCATGTAATCGCCGCATTCAGGGGGATGAGGCTTGAGTCGAAAGTCGACGACTTTGACCCATCGGAGCATGTCTCCCTGGATCGTGTCTTGGATATCCGCAAGTTTCAGAAGTTCGTGAATCTCGGAAGTTCTAAAAAAGAACCGAAACTAACCCTAGTTGACCGTTTGAAGAAATTCGAGGAACGCGAAAATGAACTTAAATGAATTTGAACGGCAAATGGACCGGTTGAAGTCAGTCTACGGAGATAAGGCTTATCCCGATGAACGCGCTGAGCTGATTTGGAAGGAAATGCGCTATCTGCCAGTGCACCAGTTTGAGGAAATTGTCGGGGAGATGATCGCCAGCAGCGCACAGGCCCCCATGATGGGGAAGTTTCGAGAAGCCAAACAAGACCTGGGACGACGTCATGCATCCGAGTACGAGCAACGTGATAACGACTGGACAGACACACAGCCTGATTGCCATGACTGCGACAAAACAGGGTCGATCGTAGCCACACTTAACCGCAATCAAACGATCTATGCGTTTCGGTGCCCGTGTCCTATTGGGGAGCGCAAGCACCCGAAGCTTCCGAAGTGGGGGGTTCACCTGTTTAGCGAGTATACGCCAGGGGTTAATCTGAATCCCTCAATAAATCCGATTAGATGCATTCCTAAGATTGAAATGAAGAAAATCACGGATTAGGTATCTTTCCTATTTACAAGGGATATAACTTGTTTTAGGTATAACCCAAGCAATGTGAACTAATCGTATTCAAACGAGTTAGCGACCGTAAGAAGTTTTTGCGGCGCTAAATGGTCGGGATCTCAGGGTTAAACACACACATTGCACTCCCTGGGGTCCCGACTATTTCCATCCGGAGTTCGTATGGCTTTCGTCTGCGTAGTGCTAGTAATCTTGATTTGTGGGTTCGCGCTAATGACTTTTCCGATGTGGGGTGTGTGCCTAGTAGCGATAGCGCTTTACAGCATCTTTTGGGGGGATTAACGCAATGGCTAATCAGAGTTTAATGGCTCATGCCGACGACAAGCTAGCCCTTTGGCATCTTCTCAGCGAGTCGGGCGGTGAGATCACGCCGGTCATGCAGGCTTGGCTTGACGAGATTGAGACCGGGCTGGCAACGAAGGTTGACTCGTACAAGTTTGTCATCGACGACTTGGAACTTGAGAGCCAGCGCCTAAAAGCTAAGGCGAAGGACATTAACGCGGCAGCTAAGAGTTTAGAGAACCTAGCCGACTCGATAAAAGAGCGTATGAAGGCCGCCATGACCAAAATGGGAGTCAATGAGGTCATGGGTCAAGATTATCGGTATCGCCTCACCACGGGCATCCAGAGGCTTGAGATCATGCCTGAGGTGGTGTCTAAGGACTGGTTCATGCAAGTCGTGACTTTAGAGCCTGACAAGGCGCGTATTCGTGCTGCTTTGGATCAAGGGGAATTCATCCCAGGCGCGAGGCTTGTTGATTCGCCGCGTCTCACGGCGTACGTAAACAAAGGGAATAAAAAATGACAAATCAAGTCGTAGTTCAAAGTCAGTCAGATAACGCTATCGAGGCGGCCGTTGCCAAGGGTGACCTTGCTCTCATGACCCCTATCGAGCGTGTTCAGTATTACAAGATGCTCTGTGAGTCGCTTGGACTCAATCCGCTGACTAAGCCCTTCGAGTACATGACGCTTCAGGGCAAGCTAACGCTCTACCCGAATAAGGGTGGAAGCGAGCAACTCAGAAACGTTCGGAAGGTTAGTATCAATATCATCGCTCGCGAAGTCGTTGAAGGAACCTACGTAGTTACGGCAAGGGCTAAGACGCCAGACGGGCGCGAAGACGAAGCTATCGGCGCCGTACCAATCGACAACGTAAAGGGCGAAGCTAGAGCTAACGCGATGATGAAAGCTGAAACGAAAGCGAAGCGCCGAGTCACACTCTCAATGCTAGGGCTAAACTTCTCGGACGAATCAGAAGTTGACTCAATCCCAGGTGCCCAAAGGATTACTGAAAAAGATGCGCTCGCTATTCCTGCTAAGTCTGAGACTGTCGCGGTTCCGAAACAAGCCGACGCTAGCCTTGAAGTTCTCCCACCAGAGGGCGAGACATTCGAGAACGCCGCGCCTATCAATGCTTTCACGAATGCTCAGGCAGCAGTAGAAGGAAAATCCAAGGCCGACCGACTTCGTGAAGCTATGGCTAAAACCGGCCTTTGGTCAGACGTTATGGTCCGTGAATACATGATGAAACACTACAAAACATCGAAGCTTTCAGAGTTCACAGAGTTCCAGTTTAAAGCGTTAATCACAGTCGTTAGTGACGTACCCGAGACTAAAGCAACCCATGGCTGATATTAATTTCTGCACACTTTGTCGCGGTACTGGAGAAGCGGCTACGCCTTATGAAGGCTCATTCATGTACCCGACGATCCAGCCCTGCGACAGGTGCGGAGGCTCTGGGCTTGAACCAGACAGAAAACCCATCGTCTCGGACGCATCAGTTGAGGTTGTAGTTGATAAGTTTTTTGAGGAGATAAATAGTTAGGATTATCGGGCGACATTGAGTCAGGTTACTCCCGTAACAATGATAGAAAGCTTCTGACTTGTGCCGTTAAGAGTACTGGCTTGACCTGATCAAGCTGGAGATGGACCGATAAAGGGCGGCTAGCCGAAAAGCGATGATGAGATAGGTTCCCGGCTAGCCGTTTTTTTTGTTTAAGGGGGGATAATGACTACAAAATACGGAATGTTTAAAACTCATGATGAGATTTATCAAAGCGCAGTGCGAACGTTCATCAAAAATGAAATTGTCCACACGAAGGCATACCGAGCATGTGAGTGCGGCAGACGCATCATGATAGCATCAAAGCATGACCGTTGCCTTATGTGCCGCACGGGACCAAGGCAGCGTAAAATTGGTTCGAAATACAGCCGCTTTGTCTAAGCTTAGATCATGGCCACACCAGTTATTAAGAAGTGTATCACTTGCGAGCGCGAGTTTAAGGCCCCTAACGAGCTAGCAATATCATATTGCCTGCCCTGTCGCCGCGAGCGCTGGCAGAACAAGAACAAAGCCTATAACGATGAGCTGGAGCGCAGGAAAAAAAAGAAGGAAGAAACCTACTATGGCGATGAATGACGAAATTTTTGATAACCGTCTTCGTAGATTAGACAATAAACGGCCATCTAATGAAAGACGCTTTCAGGCGGCGTGCGCCGCGATGGAAGGATTGATTTCTAGTCCTAATTTGCGCATGGGACGGAATGCTGACTTGCATCGTGCTCTTGCGGAAACAGCCGTGAAGTACGCTGATGCCCTAATTGCGGAGATCGAGAAAGGCGGCGCGGAGTGAGTGAGAAGATTCAAGAAATGATTGATGACTGTTTGAGCGCAGCTAGCTGTTCAAATCATAAATTTTCTGCATGGGAATGTGACTTCATTGAGTCCGTTGAAGCGCAGTTCAACCAAAGAAAAAGTGTGACTGAAAAACAACAACAGATTCTCGAAAGAATCTGGGAAAAAATCTAGGAGGAAAAATGGCAATCGAAACATTGAACAGTGTGGAAAAAATTGACGGTTTCAACGTGGTGGTGATGGATGATCTCAGGGAGAAGCAGCCCGAACTGTTCCGACCAGACGGATCGATGATCTATCACGAGTTTGAGAAGCGCATCAGACCCACAAATTTCATCTATCTGCGCAATGATGTAAATTCACTGTCTTTCACGATTCAAAACGGACCAGTGAAGGAAAAGGGAGTCAATGGTTGCCAGGTGGATACCCTCATCGCTGCGGCAAAGGTCATTCTGGAGGGACTGAACAAGTCGATCCCTTGTCGAGAAAACTCCATCGCTATCACAAAATTGGATGAGGCACTGCACTGGCTGAAGCATCGCAAGGCAGACCGAGAGGCCCGTGGAGTGGAAGGGACGACCGCTAAATGAATTACGACCCAGTGTTGAAAAAGGCTTTATCTGAGATCGAGGAAGTTTGCAAAAAGTACGATTGTTCAGGGTATGTCAGTCTCCACTCAAAGACACATGGAGAATTCAAGCTCATTTTGCAAGACTGGTGCCTGGTCAGAATCATCAAGAATGCATGGCATGTGAAGCTGCACATTAAGTCAAAGCCGGAGGAGACAACGGCAACGGTCGGATTTTTGTACAGCCTACAGGATGAACTTGGGAGAATGTATTTGAATATCGACGAAGCAAAAAAGGTGATCGAGAAAAATGCTGTAGTTGAGCATCAGAATCATTACCACCATGAGGACCACCCATGACGTCCGACGATCTGAATCCAAAGCCATGCCCGTGGTGCGGAAAAAAAGCGACGTGCTACGACACATTCAGCGGCTTTTATGTTGCTTGTGATTCGTTAGAGTGCGTTGACAAAACTGATTCAATTACGGAACCCGAGAGACTAAAGGGCGAAGCAATCCGCGCTTGGAACTCGATTGAGATTCGGAGGGGTGATGAAAAAGCATGAACGACTTGAGAAGGCTGCATACAAACATAGGCTCGCTGTTGATAAATTAGTGCATTCTAGCTTCCCTGAAGACGTTTTTGCCGCTGGAGCACTCTGGGCAACTCGGGCGATCAGGCGGGAAATTGGACGCAGCACGTTTGACCCATGCACAATTGATGAGATGAAGCGCATGGTTGATTTTGCGCTCGGTACCGGTGAGGGGCGGGAGTGATGGACGCAGTATTCACATACGGAAGCTCGAACGACGAATTAGAATATTCTCCAAAAGGAGAACTCGACCGCCTCCGCGCCGAGAATAAAAAGCTGCGGGATGACTTAGCTAAGTGCGAAGAGTTGCGAAAAACCACATACGAAGAGTTTAGATGGTGGGAGACTGAGGCAACGCGGAGACTCGATGACATTCAAAAACTGTATGAAACTCTTGAATACTACGCAAGCATGGCACCGTATTCTGGAGCCACAGGAATAGAGCCAGACTTAGGCAGACGCGCCCGCGCATGCCTCGCGGAGATCGGAAATGTGACACAAGGAGATCGGAAGTGACACAACATGTGACACAAGGCTTGTGTGAGATTGGAAAGACGCGTGATTAAATTGACTGATTTTATGTCTAAAGAAAATATGAATGAAATACTGGGCGAGTTTAAACGCAAGTATGATGAGTTATTTTATGAAAGCACTTTAGACAAGTTTAAACAAAGCACCGCGTGGGACTTCCGCTATTCGCTCCCACTCTGCAATCGACTCAATAACCCGTTCGCTTTCTGTGCGATCGCGGCTAAGATTATCGGCCCTGACTTCTTTTCTCAGTATGGCCCTACTGCTGAATCCCATGCACTGTCTTGTTTTGATTCAAAGCTAGGCGTTTTCTATCGGTGGCCGGATAAAGGCGGCGGCAGGGTGTCTTTTGACGAGTTCATCGGCATGGCGTATCTGTCACGCGGCATCGCTCGACTGGTTCTTGACAGCATTCGACACGGCTTCGGATGCGTCGATAATGAGCAGGTCGGCGCATGGTCCCTCAAGACTAACTTTTACCGATTCCCCTGGTTCATTTGCTATCTTCGCAAAAGGGCTAACAAGACCATGTGGCCGCATCACCGGCTAGCGTTCGCTATCTATTTGGTAGCTCAAGCTTTCAAATATGACCCAGTTAAGAACCGGGACGAGGGTGGAAGGCTTCTTTCATGGCTAATGCTCGAAGAAATGAGCACGGTTTTCGGCGTGAAACTAGCCTCAAAATACTGGCACTCTAGGATGAAAGGCCATGGACCGCGCGAGTGCTTCGAGACGTTCTTGGCTGAATACCCGATATTCCATGACACATCTCAGCTTAGTTTTGATTGACGTTTTGCGTTAGTGTGTAATAATTTAGTTATTCCTGGGGGGGAATATGGAAAAAAAAGAGGTCACGTCATTTCAGCAAGATAATCTCATTTCCGAGTGCGACTTTTTGCGTCGTAAAATAGCAGAGCAACGCTCTGAACTGATCCGCCTCAAGGCCGAGAACCTACTACTCAAGAAGCTGGCCGCGAAGGATTCAAAATACTACAACTTCCCTGTCGCCGAGTGTGCAGCAGTGCACCTTTTCGATTAGTATGGATCTCACAATAATCTCAGACTACGAGCGCGAGATTTACAACCTACTCGACGAAGGCGGCCCCCTCGCACAACATGAGATTCGTTTTATACTCCGAAAATTTAAAGGCGCATTCGGCATCTCAGAAACAAATCGCTTGATCTCTGAATTAAATCTGGAAAGCTTAGGGATAAGGAAATTTGAACCATGGCCTATCCCAGAGAACGAACTTGTATAGATTGCGGCGAGCCTATTTCGATTGATCGCATCTTAGCCAAGCCGAAGGCTACGCGTTGCATAGACTGTCAGGCCGACGCTGAACACATGGGACTTTGCGGACGCCATAAGATGCAATACCAAATTCGCTTTCGAGGCGATGAGATTGAAAGCATGGATGCCGAGATCGTGAAAGCTGAGGAGTCGTGATGGGGTTCGCTATCTGGAGTAGACCAAAAAAATCGAAGTATGGATCGACCAAGGTGAACTTTCATGGACGCTCATTCGGGTCTAAACTAGAGGCGGCGGTTTATCAAATGCTTCTAGCCAGGGAACAGGCTGGTGAGATCTCCGACATTAAGTGCCAGGTGAATGTCCACCTAACCATGGCTAAAATCTTATACATTGCAGACTTTTCATTCTTCGACAACGTTGTGCTTAAAGTAGTCTACTGCGAATCGAAAGGATTCGAGTCGCCAGAATGGAGACTGAAGCGTAAACTTTGGATGCACTTTGGTCCTGGTAAGCTTGAGATTTGGAAGGGCACATATAAGCGGCCCACGCTGTCGGAAGTCATTACGCCTAAGACTATTAACGAGCGACAGTCATTTAGAATAACCGATTGAGTCGAGCCTTTCGACTGCCCGATCCCACTTCGAGATATCTGCCGTGCATTTATACTTCTTGCACAGCATGACTAAGAACTTCTTATAAGCCTCCCAGGTCTCGACAGGCATGAGGATAAACGAGGGGCGCATCTCCCACCACGATTCAGTGTCCGCTCCGTCATCAAACGAGAACTTGTGCTCCTCGTCGATAATCACTTCCTCGTCTGAAATGACTTTAGTGCAATAACCTCTAGTGTGGGAAATTTCCACGCACAGATATTCATCCGGGATTTTAAGCGATGCACAGCCGCTAATTAGCAAGCCTGACAAAGCGCCTAAAACTATCAATAAGCTGTGCTTCCGCATCGGCTTTCTCCTGTGGTGTGCCTGTTTTCTGAGCGGTTGCATTATGCAACACCGCTTCTTGAAACGCTCTGCCTTGTGCGTTCGTTCGGAGATCAATGTACAAGAAAAACAGACCGAACTCTGTTTCTTTTATCGCAATGGTCAAAATCTTTCCAACCAGCCATGCAGCTACGGGATTGAAAAAGGCAGACGCCAGGAATGGAAGCCTTTGAACTAGCACTTGCATCACCAGCGTCTTGCCAGCAGATAAAGCGGCGCTCTTTATGAGTTCCGCGTATTCGTCTCTTGTTGTCATGCGGCCTTTGGCTTGCCGAACTGATCGTAAAGCCACTTAATAGCCCCAAAAACAGCCTGCGCAATGCTGTTCGCCTTCCACGAAGGGATAAGTGCTAAGCACTCCGAGATCGCAAGCAAACAAGCCAAAAGAACAACCTTATTAGCAACGACAAAGTCAATAAATGCTCCCATATTCATCTCCTTATGTTTTTTGCGATAAACTTCATCGCCGAATCCATTCCTTTTAATTCAAACACATCCTGCACATCGATCCAACTAACTAAAATAGGCAACTCACAATGCGGCCTTTCAAAACTCAGGTTTGTGAGACCAATCTTTTCGCAGGCTGCCGTGAACTCGTCCCATTCGTCTGATTTTGCATCGGCCCATTTATTTCCCCATGACGGCTTAAAAAAATCCGCTGCGCATCCGTACTGGTGCGGGCTTTGGCCTGGTCTCGCCCTGCTTTTCTTGTCTTTGAACGCCGCGGCTTGGTCCTTGAATGACCGCTGAACGCAGCACGGTTGCCAGGTCTCAGGCAGTAAAGCGCAAAGTGCGTCATAGTACGGGACAAACAAGTCGGAGCATTCTTTTCGATACTTCGCCCTGCGAGTGAGTATTATTTTCGCCATTGAATCGCGGCCTCAAGGAGTGAAACCACTACTGCGCCCACGGCCATCATGGCCGCTCCATACCCGCTTAAATAGCGTTGCCGACCCTTTAAATGTTCGATCGCTTCGTCATGCTTGCACACATGAGGAGCCATTGCCGATTTAACGTCTGAGTGCATAGCCTCAAGGCGCTGATTAATCGCCTCGACGCTGCCCTCTAGCCTTCCAATGGCTCGTTCTATTTCGTTCATAATCCCTCAAGGTATGCGAAAAAAATAAAACACAGAGCTGTCAAAATTAGATAAATCAGGTCTGGGTCTATCCCTAGCCCTCGTCGCATAAGTAGAACTTTGCGTCTAACTTTTGACAATCACGCATGATCCGCTGAGTTGAGCATCCTGCAATCAACCCTAGTAGAACCGCTAAAATCAGATATTTCATATATCAGCGCCTCCGCGTTCAACTTCCTTGTTTGAAACGTCTTCAATGCCCCTTGTCTCAGCAAGCTTGGCCCTTCGCTTCTTGAGTGCTTCGCTTGTGGACTTCTCGCCGTACCAGTTTTTTAAGATGCCTTGGCCTGATTCAATACTAACCGCCGTGTCACTCATTTAGGCCTCTTTTCGTTCTTTCGATCAATCAATGCACGGGAAGCTAGTGCACCAGCCGAAGCAGGTGAGCCTTGAATCAGTCCAGCGCCTTTTTTCATAACCGATGGGAGATTAGAGGGAATTTTCTCGGCTAGTTCGCCAGCCTTCAGAGCGCCAGCAGTCGCCAAAGGTCGGCCGTAAACCCTTGCTGCCTTTGAAACCCCACCTAAACTCAGACCCAAAGCACCACGCATTATTGCGTCTTCTGGACTGTCAGAACTTGCCAAACCAGCAGCAAAGCCACTTCCAGCAGCAATTTTATCAGTCAGGCTTCCCATGTTGTTGCCTAGCTCAGAAGCAACACGGTCATTTGATATCTCGGAAGCTTTTGCAGCTAGACCGTATTCCTTATTCAAAGTCTTTAGCTGTTTTGTAGCATCGTTTCCGATTGCCTTGTCGATTGCTTCAATCCTCGCTGTCATTCGATCTTTGACAAAGTCGCGCATCAGCTTAGTTGCTTCTTTGCTAGCTGGAGGGACTGCTGACAAAGCAGATTTGTTACTGTAAATGACTTCGTCGAGTGACTGTTTATAGTCTTGCAAGTCTCTCACCAAAAACACGTCTTTTGCATGAGACTTGAGCGCCTCAACTTCTTTCTCAGCGGCAGAGATAATTTCAGCGGCTTGACGTTTGTTTTTGAACTTGTCACGGACGAAAGCGTCAAAGTCATTTGCAATAGCGTCACGCTCAAGAGCTGTTTTCTTCAATTCTTCCTGAGCATCTTTGGAAATTTCTTTTGATGCTAAAACCGTATCGACTTCGTCGTAGAGGCTACCAATCTTTTTACCGATGTTTTTCTGCAATTCGTATGACTTTTTAGCAATATCAATCGCTTCGTCGCCAGCCACGGCAAGCTTATTTTTAATGGCAAACCTTCCAAGTTCTCTCACTTTGTCTTCTGCTAGGCCCGACTCCTTAGCCATTTTGTTAATGTGCTTTTGAAATAGACCTAACGCAGCAGCGCCGCGCGTCTCTCCTAATGTTTTGAGCCGTTCAGGGATCGACCCGACCAAAGAACCAGCGCCTCCAACAATCTTACCAGCCAAAGGAAGCCCTCCGCCGAGAAGGCCACCGACTTTGGCCTGTTCTCCGCGTTGCTCCAACTGGAGCGGGTTAATCTGTCCTTCAACGTCTCCAGGGTTCATCACACCGGCCTGAATAGCGCCGCCAGCTCCAGCCTGTGCGGTCCTTCCGAGTAATCCAAGCCCTTTAGCCTGAAGTCCTGCTTCGGCTAACCTTGCAACCGGTGCAGCGACAGGAAGCATTTTGCCTGTTCCTAACGCGACCTTTGCAAGTCCGGGCATTCTTCCTGCGCCCATGCCCATGATTGGAATGCCAGCAGCTAACCCAGCCACACTTCCAGCCGCCGACGCAACGGGCGCTTGCTTCTGAAGTGACTCGCCACGCCTGATTAACTCATCGCGACGTGTCACGTAGTTATCAGGTGCTTCTTGAATTTTGAAACCTTGCGCCTTGAGTTTCTCGTTCACAGTCCGGGCTGGGTTAGGGATAAGCGCCCCTACTGCTGCACCAATTTGAGGCAAGTAACCAGCAGTCGCAGCCTGTCCGAAGCCCTCTAAAGCAGCAGCGCCTTGAGTTGCCAAATCGGCAACTGGTTGCTTTTGTGGCGACTGAGCGCGTTCCATTTGTGCCATCTCATCGTCTGAAATGACTCGTTTCGGTTGACTCGCCTCAAGGGCGGTCATGTCTGAATCTGAGATAAATTTCGGGCTCACTGTGCCTCCTCCCAGCCGCCAGGAACTTTCACATAAGTCTTATTGCCGATGACTTTGATTTTTCCACCGGCTTGCGCTTCAGGGATAAGACCTTGCCCGGGCTTTAGAAGTCCGCGCCCTGGAGCACCAGCCGCTTCGCCTGCGTAGCCTAGTTTTCTCTCATCAAAGCCAAGCCCTCCGAGTTCGCCTTTGTTAAAACCGTAACCAGTCAGTTTGTTTTCCATTTCAGAACGAATCTGAACAAGCTTTCTAGCCGCGTCTTCGTCACTGTCAGCAGGGCGAGGTATCATGCGTCTAAAGCGGTCTTCCTCGTTTTTGTTGATGGCACCGCCTGATGCAAGTCGTCCAATCGCTTCCTCAAGATTAGTCCTAGATTCGTCAATCGGAGTTGATTTAAAAAAGCTGCCGATAATTGGAGTGTCAGGATTAAACCGGCTCTGTCTATGGCCTTCTTTAAACCTGTCCTCATAGTTAGTGACGTTCTCAAGTGCAGAGGTGATAAATCCAATCTTTTGCTTTACCTCGCCGCCCATTTTATCAAGTTTACCTTTAGGTGTTTTTGCGAGTGCGGCGGCTGCTTTGTCTTCTCTCAATTTTCCGAGACGCTCCAAAAGCATTTCTTGAGCAAGCGGGTCTTTTTCCTTGTCTTTAGGTACACCGATAAACTGGGTCTCTTTTTTAGTCTTCTCAGTCTCAGCGCCAAGCTTCTCAAGTCCGAGAGATTCTTTTTTCTTGAGCAAGTCGAGTTTCTCTTTTTCGCTGTCCGAGTAATCAAATCCGCCTTCAGGTGTCTCGGTCACGCCCTTTTCAAACATCTGAAGTTGTAGCATCCGTTTCTTGAGTGCCTTTTCTTCTGCGTCTTCGCGTTTCTTATCCTGGTAACTGCGCTCAGTCTGATAGGCCGACATGCCCTTTTCAATCCCCTGCGCGATGCCTCCGAGAAGCCCTAGATTTGCCATATTATTCCCCTAAGCCGTATTTACCGGCGCTTCGAAATTGTGACCCCATTTGAGGCATGTTGAAACCTGAATCAGTCATAGGCGTTGCGGACGGAGCAGGCGAAGGAGATGCTTTAGCGCCTCCCATCGAAGCAAGTCCGTAACCCGCCATCGTGCCAGCTCCTCCGATGAGATTCGCAATGACTGCGTTGCGCCCACGTTCCATCTCGGCCTCATGGTCAAGCATTGCCTGCTGGTAGGACTGCTCTAGCTGGTTTTGAGTCATTTGAGACTGCTGGTATCTGCGTTCGTTTTCGAACTTCTGCCCGACTGCTGCAATCTTTGACTTGTTTGCTAGCTTTGCGACGTCTGATCCGTAGGATTTCTCAGATCGCTGCCTGAGTGCCTTCGCATAGTCTGCCGGTACTGCGCCGCCTAGTTGCTGCTGACTTCGCTTAATCAATGCTTCCTGTGGGACTTGACCAAGCCCGGCCTCTTTAGCGCCAGCCATCTGTTCCGCTGCAATTGCTTCAGGCGATTGCTCTGCTGCTTTTTTCTGTGCGTCTAAGGCCAACTGAGCCTTGCGAGACAACGCGGCTTTTTGGAGTGCAGGGTCTTCGCCACCAGCAAGGGCCGACCCTGCCGCGCCGCCAAGTATTCCGCCTAATAGACTTCCGAAAACTCCCATCGTGCCCCCTTAGAACGGCAAGGCGAAGCCCAAAAGCCCGCCCGCCGCGCCACCTAACTGCTGCGCTGTTTGTTGTTCTTGCTGCCGTTTAGCTAAAGCACGGCGATATTCTGAATTATATCTGTCTTGTGCGGTCTGCTGTTCTTGCAATCCGAAGTTAACCGCCTGCTGCTGTAAATCGGCCATCTGACCTTGCTGAGCGGCGTTGACCTTTTGACGATAATCAGCCGAAGCCCCTGCTGCGCCAGCTTGATTCTGCGCCTGCTGCCCTTGGTACAAACCAGAGTAGAGCATCCCACGGCTTGCAGCGTCTCTAGTCGTGCCTGCCATCTTGTCAGCCAGGGATTGCCGCGCGGTGCTTTCATAGTCTGCAATCATGCCTTGTTTCTGCTGATCTAGAAGTGATTGTTGCCGTTGCTGTTCAGTTTGAGCGGCCTTTACTTGAGCGGCTTCCTGTTTTTTCGCGTTAGAAGCCAAATACTTCTGCGCAGCATTCCCGATGTTCATGGCTAGCGGTCGTCTGACATTAAAAGCGTTCATGAGTGCCCCTTAAAAGATAATCAATTTAACCTTAGTGTTAGCAGCGTTGCACTTCAAAAAAATGCTCGTTCGAGTTGAAGCCTGAGACCCATCGTATACGATCGCAGCATTTGATATCCCCGCAACCATGTAACCTTTAGGTACATAATCAAGACCGTGCTCAATCTTAAGATCCGCGTTAGCAGTGACAAAAACGATATCGTGAATTTTAGAACGAATGTTTTCTTCAAAGTCTATCCGCCCGTTCAGTTCCGCAACTATGTCACTAATAGACTTCGACGAAAACCGTCTAAGGTTCTCAAAGTCTTCGGTATTCGAGCAACTCAGTGGGACTTTTATCCTTCCCATTATGTTGCCCTCTGGAATCGGCTTTCGAAGGTATAGCCGAACACGGTCAACGGAAGTGATGCGCTAGCATGAATGATTTGCGCTTGAATCGCCTTAGCTGAAATCCCGAAGTCGACACGGCTCTGGAAAGGGTTCTCGTACATCACGCGAGTTGCCGCCACACTTGAGCCGTAGTTAGGAATGAGATTGACGTCAATCGCCTGAGTGCTGCCCACGACAGGATCAAGATTGAGATAAAAGCGCCGATACTGGCGCTCCGTAGTCTGACCGGTAGCAGCCAGCGGACGAGTCATAATCATGCAGGTGATTGCATTGCCTGAATCACTAAGCAGGCTAGAACCAAAATAACTAATGCTTCCAGTATAGCCACCGAAAAAAGGTGTCTTAGTTGGAAGGCTTCCCTTAGCCAGAAAGAGGTTCGAGATTTGATTGCCTTCGTACTTCGTCCAAGCCTTAGAAACATAGTCGTATACCACGATGATATTGTTGTACTCTGAACCGTCTACCGGGAATGAAAACCACACTTCGTTGGCTGAGCGATAGTGAACTGCGCAGGCGTTTTGAATCGCCGCCGTGATGTTCATTCGCTGGAAAATCGGTTCGATCTTAATGCTCACAATGCTGATATTCGCGCCGTTATACTCGACGATGCCTTTCTCGTCTAAAAACCAAAGAAAGTTCTCCCATTGAATCATCGTCCGATGAGAGAGGCATCCATACTGATCCGAAATTTCCTGAATCGTGAAGTTAGTCGGGTTATCTCCGACGATGCGATGAAATGACCGCCTTTTTGCTGCAATAAGCGACCCGGAATATGCTCGCAGTGCGGTAACTGTATCCCCGTCGTTGGTCCGAAACTCTGCGAAATAGTCCGGGTTAATGCTCTCCGGTTCCCCAATTTCAGACCAATATACAGTAGAGGGGAGTGCCGAGAAACCAGCTAAGAATAACTGGTTGTTATATAGCTCCATGAATTTCGGAGCTAATGTGAAATAAAGGTTATTGTTCGCCGGGATTGTGCCCAGTGGAATGCCTGCATCTGTGAAGGTTGTCGTTCCAATTGGCAGAAACGTCGTCCCATACAACTCATTCAAGCCAGCAAGGGACCTATAGAATTGAATGTATGATATCCCGAAATTTGCTGGTGCCGTGATACCTGCGAAGACTGCGCCTTGACCGCTTAGTGCGATACTTGCTCCAATCGGTGTAACTGGACCGACATACCCGCGATCATTCACATATGCATATCCGAATTGAAACGTACCAGTCAGCGCACCAGTGCCAGCAGTAACCGAATAACCTACAATCGGAGGCGGCAAGCTAAAGGGCTGCGAGTTAACTCCATCGAACTTGAAAAAGTCAGTCCCGTTTGCACAGAAAAGCCGGTCAACGAATGTTACGAAGTCGAAAAGAGCACCGTTGGCTAGGCCCGACTTGAAAGCAGAGTAACCGCCCTGACTGAACGTATACGCATTCGTGTTGGCCGTTGCGACGAGATAAGAAGCACCGGATAGACGGTTAAACTCTACTGCGCCAGTGATTCGACCCGTAATGGTGGCGCCAGCATAGTCAGCGGACCCTGGCCGCTTAGTGAGGGCTCCAGGTTTCATGAAATTGACGTTCGTGAGATCTCGAAACTCAGTCGGCCCGTTATCGTACGGAGACACCTTGGAGTTAATCCCCCCAGTCATCTCGTATGATTCAGATTTTGCCTTCGGATAGCTCATCTATTCATCCTTAAAAATGACGCGCCTCACCAATAAAATCCGGCTGCCGTGTCATTACCTGTTTCAACAACCATGCGACCCATATCCTGATTACGTTCCTGAGCGTCCGTGTCGAGTTGAGTCTGATAGTCACGAATTTTCTTCTCAAGGAGATCAGAAACGCGTCCATCCTTAACGAATCCTTCCTCCGCTGCCAGGAGAGCAAGAAACTGGTGATAGTCTTGAGGGGCATCCGGGACGTCCGTGTCATTCACCAAATCAACGCAAGCATAGCTGTAGAACAGTCTGAGGGTGTACGCTTGATCCGGTGCCGGATACATGATGAGTCGGTTTCGCCTGAAGGTATAAAACTTAGGCAAGCCCGGCTCTGTTTGAATTAAATCTTGCTGGTTAGTCGTGATCGGTAAAATCGGTTGAACCTGAAGCCTTGGCGCCGTGCCCGAGATCACGATATCTAGGCGATGCTCTTTCTTAAAGTCTGCTGGCAACATGTAATCAATCTGATTAATCACCATCGGCGTTGAAACACACCGAAGGTAATAGTTTTGACCGGCCTTAATGAGGCGCTTTTGAAGTTCTTTTTGAGCCTGATTGAGCCACAAGGAGACTTGATCGGTCGTGAAGTAACCAAATTGCAAGTCATCGAGGTAATACGCCACAGAGTTTTTAAGTTGGCCGAAGTTCACGGGTAAAATCTCCTAGTTTTTTCGCCCGCGCAGTTCCGACCGGATTATTGCGCTCTGTCAGTATACCTGACACTCATCCAAGTTTTGCAAGTCTTCGCAGGACGTCCATGTCGTAGTCAGTGTGGGGTCATCGTTGTTCGTCCAAATATCTGAGCAACCCCACAAAAAGCCGAAGGTGTTGAGACCCAAGCCCGAAATTGTGTCATTAGCAGTAAATCCGAAGCTTTCAAGTGCAGTCCCGACGACAACTCCGTTTACAGCATATCCCATGACAAAATTTTACACTGTAATGGCCATCCCCGGCAAGTCCTTAACCCACTGGCGAGCAACGCCCTCCCAACTCCATTCATTCGGGTTGACGTCTTTGATTCGAAGGTATGCCTTCTCGTCTAGTGCTTTCAGTGTCGCGTCAATGTATACCTGATATTCTTCCTGCGAGATGCAATCACGGTATACGAGGGCGCATTGCCCTGCCTGTTCAGGCTCTTTAAGGGTATCAACAAGCCCACCGATACCGCGCATAATCTGAAATACCCCACAATATAGACGTTCGCGCGCTGAGACCATGGATGTTTCTATGAACGAACTGGGCTGGACGCAGTATGCGGACTTTCTGAATAACTCGTAAAGCTTAGTTTGCTCTAGCGCGTCATGATAAATAACCCAATCAGACCGATCATCCATCATTTTCTTGAGTTTATCGTGAAGGTCTTGAAGACCCCATTTTGGAAGATGGCCGATACCATACGCGACGTGAAGCTTAACGTCAGGATGCTTTTCTCGCACCTTATCGAGCACCAGCATTGCACGATCAAGCCCACGATCGGGGCTAGATGAGAAAACGAACATGTTAGGGTCTTTGTCTTCGACCTTGAAAACGTTCTCGCCCATAAACCGTTCCGGCACGATACCATTGCGCGTGACGTGAATTCGGTCCATAGGGACACCCTGCGAGCCATGGAGATACCGTTGATGAAAAGGGGTTAGGCAAAGCACCTTAACGTAATTTCCGGTGTTTTCTACTCCTTGAGTCATCAAATCATGACTCCAGACAAAGGTTGGAGCATCCGTAATCTTGAAATTGTGCCGCCACGCCACATGAATAGCAGGCTTGTGCGTCTTAAGGTATTCCATGGCCTGCGTTACGGGCAGATACTCAACCCCATCAAACGTCTCGGCCTTCTCGCGCATGTTAAACACGATCACCCTGCCTTGAGGCCTTAGCTTGCGGATCCAACCGGCCATTTCAATCAGAGCGGTCTCACTTCCTCCCATGGCCTTTTCTTTGTAGATGCTAGGATCGAACGTGTACGCAGTCTGTGGTGGGGTCGTAAAAATCCAGTCCTGACAGGGCATGGCGTTTTGATAGATTGAGTTCAGACTTTGAAGTCTGAGACACTCATTCACCATGTTTTTAGCTTCCTCGTTGCCGTAGCGTTCTACAGTCTCCATTCCCTCTTTTACGGCGCTCTTATAGTCGCCTGTGTTGGCATAAATGCGCGTGATTTGGTTCCTGGGGTAGACCGTATAGCTATCGGCGTGGTTAAAAATCGGTGACGCATGCCCGCTCATAGAAGGAAGGCCACACCCTTTGGCGGCCTCATAGAA